AGACATTTATCTAAATTAATTCCTGTAAAGGTTAGAAATTTTACTATTGGTAAATCATGGGATGGTTTTAATGACGAACCCCACAACGGAGAACCCTACATAGATGATTTAGATAAAACATTACTATACGAACAAACACTCAAAAATCAGTATAGTAAATTAGAAGACCATAAATTGTATTCTAACTATTCTAACGAGTTTGAACATAATATCAATATAGTTTTAGAAGAAACAGATCATCACTATTACTATTCGTCTTATAAAGGTCCTAAAATTGCTTATAATGTTTGGGAGTCAACTCTACAACCTGAACATTTTTTTAATAAGTTAAAAGAATACGATCAAATCTGGGTGCCCTCAAAATGGCAAGCCGAGTGTACTATTGCTCAAGGTATGCCCGTTGATAAAGTAAAAGTTGTACCTGAAGGAGTAGATGTTAACACCTTCTCCCCAGAACTCACTAAAAATGTTCCTGAATATTATGGTGATGGTCGTTTTAAATTTGTTGTATTTGGAAGATGGGAATATAGAAAATCTACTAAAGAGATTATTGAAACATTCCTTAAAGAATTTAAACCAGAAGAACCCGTTGATTTGATAATTTCAGTTGATAACTCATTCTCAGGAGATGGTTTAGAAACAACCGAAAATCGTTTAAAACACTATGGTTTAGAGGATTCACGTATTAAAATAGTTCATTTTCCTTCTCGAAAAGATTATATTGATTATTTAAAAAACGGTCACGTGTTTTTATCTTGTGCTCGTAGTGAAGGTTGGAATTTACCTTTAATTGAGGCTATGGCTTGTGGTACCCCCTCTATTTATTCAGCTTGTTCTGGTCAAATGGAATTTGCTGAAGGTAAAGGATTACCTGTAAAAACATGGGGCGAATTACCAGCTAAAGATCCTGATTATAAAGGAAGATTATTAGTAGGTTCTTATTATGAACCAGATTACGAAGATCTAGCTAAAGTAATGAGAGATGCTTATGTTAATTATAAAGAGCATAAAGAAAAAGCAATTAAAGATGCTAAAATTATTCACGAAAACTTTAATTGGGATAAAATAGCTGAAATAGGGAAAAATACCCTTCAAGAATTTATTGATAATTACGAAGAACCAGAAGATAAAAATACTATCCATATCAATTATATAGGTAAACCTAAAGTAGAAATTTTAGGAAATCTTAATAAATCTTATTTTGTAGAATTTGTAGATTCTTCAACTGGTAAAGTTTACCACTCAGAAACTATCAACAATAATATGTGGGTAGAATGTGGTATACAATACTATGTTCCTTGGTCTATTAGAGTAGATGGTAAAGAAGTAAGTAAATTAAATTTAACTAATCAAAGAGTATTAATCTCTTTAGAATCTAAAGCAATTGGTGATACTATTGGTTGGTCTCCTTACGCAGTTGAATTTGCTAAAAAACATAATTGTAAAGTTGTATTATCTACATTCCATAATGATTGGTTTGAAGATTTAGAAACCTATAAAAATGTAGAATTTATAAACCCCGGCACTAATACAGAATGTGCAGCACATTATAAAATAGGCTGGTTTAGAGATAAAGACGGAGGATGGAAAAACCCAAGTTGTCATCCACGTCAATGTAATACTATTCCTATGCAAGCTACCGCTACCGATATTTTAGGGTTAGAATTTAAAGAATTAAATTACGGGATTAACGTTTCTAAAGGTGAAAGACCTTATCAACAAAAATATGTTGTAATAGGTCCAAACGCTACAGCAGGCTGTAAAGAATGGAAATATGAATATTGGTGTTCTTTAGTTAAATTATTAAACCAACAAGGATATTTAGTAATTAGTTTAACTCAAAATGAATTTAACATTCCTGGTACTATTAATCATTATGGACATCCTATTAGTAATGTAGTTAATTATCTATATCACGCTGATTTATTTATAGGTTTAGGCTCAGGTTTATCGTGGCTAAACTGGTCTATTGGAAAACATACAGCAATGATAAATGGTTTTGCAGAAAAAAATCACGAATTTACTACTCGTGTTACGCGTATAATGACCGATAATTGTTTTCCATGTTGGACAAATCCTAATTTTGCATTTGATGCTGGTGATTGGGATTGGTGTCCTATTTGGAAAGGAACAGATAAACAACACATTTGTCAAAAATCAATTACTCCACAATTAGTAATGTCTAAAATTAAACCTTTACTAAAAAAATAATATTTATAATCATATGGAAAAAAAAGTTTTAACTCCTGAAGAATTACAATCTTTAAAAGACCTAAATGAAAAACAGATTAATTTAATTAGTGCTCTTGGTCAAATTGAATATCAAATTATTCTTTTAAATAAACAAAAGGAAAATTTAAAAAACCAAATAGAAATAATTGAATCTGAAAACGTAAAATTAGGAAAAACCCTTACAGAAAAGTATGGAGATGGTAGTCTTAATTTAGAAACAGGAGAAATTACTTCATTATAAACTTAAGTTATATTTTAAAGGTTATATTATATTTTTGAAAAGATTTTACATATTTATAATAAAACTAAAAATATAACTTGCAATGGCAGAAACTTTAATTTCACCTGGAGTATTAGCTAGAGAAAATGACCAGTCGTTTATCACGCAGCAACCTGTAACTGTAGGTGCCGCCATCATTGGTCCTACTGTAAAAGGTCCTGTAGAGATCCCAACTGTAGTTACTACATACTCAGATTACTTAAGTAAATTTGGTGGCACTTTCCTAAGTGGTGGTCAAGAATACAGCTATTTTACTTCAATTGCTGCTTACAACTATTTCCAACAAGGTGGTGAAACCCTTTTAGTAGCTAGAGTAGCTTCAGGATCATGGTCCCCAGCTTCTGCCTCTATAGCAGCTATTAACACTTCAGCTTCTTTTGTATTAAAAACTTTCTCTGAAGGCGTTATAATGAACAGTTCAAGTTCATTAGGTACTAATGGCATTTTAGCAAGCGGTTCAGCTGATAACGTTAGATGGCAGATTACAGGAGTAGACACAGGTTCAGGTCAGTTTAGCTTATTAATTAGACAAGGTAATGATACAGCTACTGAACCTATTGTTCTTGAAACATGGTCGGGCTTATCATTAGACCCAACTCAAGATAACTTTATTGCTAGAGTAATTGGTGATAGCTACCAACAATACAACTCAGCTGAAAATTATATTGAAACAATTGGTAACTATCCTAATAATTCAAGATATGTTTATGTATCTTCAGTAGTTAACCCAACTCCATACTTCTTTGATAACAACGGTACAGCTAAACCTGCGTTCCAACCTTATATCCCAGCAGCTACTAGTGGTGCTTTTGCAGGAGCTTTAGGTGATTTGTTCTATGGAGCCGGTGCTTTATATTATTCTCAATCACAAGGTACTACCAACATTCAAGGTATTAATGCTACGGATTATGATGATATGATTTCATTAATATCTAACCAAGATGATTATAGATTTAATGTAATTTCAGTTCCAGGTTTAACATTGCAAGATAATGCTTCTCAAACAACTACTTTAGTAAATGCTGTTCAATCTAGAGGTGATGCTATTGCTGTAGTTGATCCTAGCCCATATGCTTCTGCAATCTCTCAAGTAATTACAGATGCTTCAGCTGTAAACAGTTCATATGCTGCTGCTTACTGGCCTTGGTTACAAACTATTGATCCAGGTACTGGTCAATTAGTATGGGTGCCAGCCTCTACTATGATTCCGGCAGTATACGCGTTTACTGACAGTGTAAGTGAGCCTTGGTTCGCTCCGGCGGGTATTAACAGAGGTGGTTTAGATACCGTAGTAAGAGCAGAAAGAAAACTTTCACAAACTAATCGTAACAATTTATATGTAGGTAATGTAAACCCAATTGCTACATTCCCAGGAACTGGAGTTGTAGTATATGGTCAGAAAACTCTACAGAAAAAATCATCTGCACTTGATCGTGTAAATGTTAGAAGATTGTTAATCGCCCTTAAGTCTTACATTTCTCAAGTAGCTAATAACTTAGTGTTTGAACAAAACACAATCGCTACTAGAAACCAATTCTTAAGCCAAGTTAACCCATACCTAGAATCAGTTCAACAACGTCAAGGTTTATACGCGTTTAGAGTAATCATGGATGATTCCAATAACACTCCAGACGTAATCGATAGAAACCAATTAATCGGTCAAATCTATCTACAACCAACTAAGACTGCTGAATTCATTTACCTAGACTTCAACATCTTACCAACTGGAGCTACTTTCCCAGCATAAGAATTGTAATTGATAATATTTATAATAAAATAAATAATATAGCAAAATGGCAGTATTAGACCCAAACGAAATATTTTTCACAGCGTTTGAACCAAAACAGGCGAACCGCTTTATCATGTACGTAGATGGTATTCCATCTTACACAATCAAAGCAATTTCAGCTGTTACTTTCGAACAAGGTGAAGTAGTACTTAACCACATTAACGTGTACAGAAAGGTTAAGGGTAAAACCACTTGGTCAGATTTAACAATGACGTTATTTGATCCAATCACACCTTCTGGAGCACAAGCTGTAATGGAATGGGTACGTTTACACCACGAATCAGTAACAGGTAGAGATGGTTATTCAGACTTTTATAAAAAAGATTTAACTATCGATGTTTTAGGTCCTGTAGGTGATATCGTTTCTGAATGGGTAATCAAAGGAGCATTTATTAAGGGTGGTAACTTTGGTGAATACAACTGGGATACAGAAAATACTGCTATCAGCCTATCACTAACACTTGGTATGGATTATTGTGTATTAAACTTTTAAAAAGTTTTTTATCAAAATTAAATTTGAGCTTGGCTTTGCCAAGCTCTTTTTTTATCTTATAACTCAATCTATAAGGGATAGGTTCTTTGACATCTAAATACTAAACAAACTATGGAAACAACATCATTTATTTTAGGTGTAGCTGCTGTCATTATTCTGATAATGGTTGTGGTTATGTTTATGAATTATATGGAAATCAAAAATCTCCAAAAACAAATCAATATTCTTCAAAATATTGATGAAGCAATTATACGTGATAATAATGCTCTTGAAATTAGATGTATTGATTATTCAACTAACCTAGATAGAAACCTCAGAGATGAGCTAGAAAAACTTTACCGTCATATAGACAGTAGAACTGATAAACTAGAAACTAAAGTATACAAAGATTTTGATCTTAGCCGTATACAAGGTAAATCTTATTAATTAACCCGTTAAAGAACCTCCCTTTATAGTATTTATAAACATATTAGTTATAACAAATAATCTATGAGCGAATTTAAAATCCCAACAGAAATAGTTGAGTTACCTTCAAAAGGTCTATTATACCCAGAAGGAAATCCTTTAGCAGAAGGAAAGGTAGAAATGAAATACATGACTGCTAAAGAAGAAGATATTCTTACAAACCAAGCCTACATCAAACAAGGTGTTGTATTGGATAAACTATTACAATCTCTTATTGTAACTAAAATTAATTACGATGATTTAATTATAGGTGATAAAAATGCACTTATGGTTGCTGCTCGTATTTTAGGTTATGGTAAAGACTACGATTTTGTTTATGATGATGAATCTTACGTAGTTGATTTATCTACTATTGATAATAAACCTTTTGATGAATCCTTAGTTACTAAAGGAGTAAACGAATTTGCTTTTACCCTCCCTAATTCAGGGGTTGATGTAACATTTAAAATCCTAACCTCAGCTGATGATAAAAAAATTGATGCTGAATTAGCTGGTTTAAAGAAAATTAACAAAGATTCTTCACCTGAATTATCAACTCGTTTAAAATATATTCTTACTTCAGTTGATAGTAATAGAGAAGCTAAAACTATTCGTGAGTTTGTAGACAATAATCTACTAGCCCGTGATTCAAGAGCACTAAGAGAATATATCCGTCAGGTTCAACCAGATGTTAATTTAACATTTACTACAAATAGCGGTGAGGAGGTCGCTATACCTGTAAATCTTAGCTTTTTTTGGCCTGACGCCTGAGGTAGCTCCCCAAGTTAGAATGAATTTATTTACCCAAATCCATGAAATAGTATTTCATGGTAAGGGTGGTTATGACTGGGAAACAGTCTATTCTATGCCCATATGGCTAAGGAAATTTACTTTCTTTAAAATACAAGAATTTTATAGTGAAGAATCTAAAGCAATGGAACAAGCTAACCAAGGTTCTAACAAAACAACAGCTGTAGATTCCTCAGGTAAAGTAAATACTCCGGCGTTTGCTGGTGCATCTAAACCATATAGTAAAATAAGTTATAAGTAATAATATTTATAACAAATATTCATTTGAATGGCTAACGAATTAGAGAATTATCAAAAACGCATTGAGGCTGCCTTAAAGCTTGAAAAACTTGATAAAGACAGAAAAAGACGTCTTCAAGAAGAATATGAAGCTTTAAGAAAGAATAATGCTACCGTTGAAGAATTTAGAGCCTTATCCGAAGATATCAATACTATTATTGATAATATTTCAAATAATTTAGATTATGTATCTAAATCGTTTGCAGATTCTGTATCTGAACTTACAAAAGGTAAAAGTCTACTTAACGCCCAAAAATCAGCCCTAGAAAAACTATCAGGTATTGCTCGTGAAACCTTAAGTATTAGAAGAGGAGATAGTGATTTAGATGATAAAAAATTTAAAAGATTACAAGAACAAGCACGTCGTCAAACCGATATTTTAAGGACTACTCGAGATCAATTAGCTACTCAAGGAAAATCTACAGCAGAAATTGAACAACAAATAGCAGACACTCAGCTTCTTCAAGATGGATTTAATGCTATTTTAAAAGTAAACGAAGAAGTTGAAAAAAAGTTAGGTTTTATTCCCCAATTAGCTGAAGGTATTGATAAAGCTTTATCTAAAATAGGATTACCTTCATTAGGATTTGCTGAAGCTGTAGCTGAAACCAAACGATTAGCACAAGAAGCAGATGCTGCCGGAATTAAGTTTAATGCTGCTAGTACTTATGTGGGTTTATTAAAAACTAACCTATTAGAAGCCCTTACCCCAGCTAACTTAATTCAATCAGCTGTGCTAGGAATAGTAGATGCCTTATTTGCTTTAGATGAATCTACAGGAAAATTAGCTAAAAACTTTGGCATTTCCTATGCTGAAGCTACAGGAATCTCAGATGAACTAAACTCAGCAGCTAATAATGCGTATTTACTAAATGTTACTACCCAGGGTTTAGTAGATTCTTTTGTTACTTTAAATAATGAATTTGGTACATTTGGACAGATTAGCGAGGAATCCTTAGTAACCTTTCAAAGATTAACTAAAGAAGCAGGATTATCTAATGAGGCCGCTATTGGCTTATATAAAACTAGTATTTTAACTGGTAGAGAATTAGAAGATAATACTAAAGCATTCTTAGGTGAAGCCAAAGCAATCTCAGATGCTAATGGGTTAGCTTTAAATCAAAAACAAATTTTAGAAGAAGCTAAAAATATTTCTTCTGCTACTTTACTTACTTTAGGAGGTCAACCTGAAGCAATAGCTAAAGCTGTAGTAAAAGCCAAAGCATTAGGTGTTACTCTACAACAAGTAGAACAAATATCATCTAGTTTACTTGATTTTGAAAATTCTATTTCTTCAGAATTAGAAGCTGAATTATTAACAGGTAAAAATCTTAATTTAGAAAAAGCTAGATTAGCAGCATTAAACGGAGAGATAGCTACAGTTGCTGAAGAAATTGCTAAACAAACTGGCAAAGCAGCAGACTTTACTGAAATGAATGTTTTTAAACAAGAAGCATTAGCTAAAGCTGTTGGAATGACACGTGAAGATTTAGCTAAATCTTTAATAGAAAGAGAAGCATTAGCTAAAATCGGAGCAAAAGACTCAGAAGAAGCTAAAAAAAGATTTGATCTTTTAGTTAAACGATATGGTTATGAAGAAGCAACTAAAAGATTAGGTGATGAACAATATGCTCAACAACTTAGATCTCAATCAGTCCAAGAAAGATTCACAGCTTCTATAGAAAAATTAAAAGAAGTATTTGTTTCTATAGCCGAACCTTTACTTCCTATATTAGATATATTTGGTAAAATAGCCGAAGCTGTAGCTCCTTTAGCAGGATTTATAGGACAAATTGTTAAATATACTATAGAGCTTGGTAAATATTTACTCCCAGTATATGCCGTATATAAAGGAATTTTATTAATTCAACAAAGAGGATTACTTCAAGCCCAAGCCGCAGCTGCTCTTAATAAGTTAGGTTTAATTACTGATAAACAAAAACTATTTTATCAATCCAGATTAACATATTTTGAAAATGTTAAAAAAGGGACAGCTGAAAAGAATTTAATTCTAGAAAATGCTAGTATAGTAAATTCCCTAAAAAAGAATACATTAGCTGCTATAGCAGTAGTTCATGAAAGAATGGCTAATGTGCAAAAAAATATAGGCTTAGCTTTTGAAAATGCTGTACTAGCTGTAAAACAAAGAGGTATATTAGCTACTATAAAAGATTTAGCAATGCAAGGACTCCTTAAAGCTAAAAAACTAGGAAGTATGTTAGTTGATGTTGGTTCTTTAGCACTTAGTGCTGCTAAAGCCGTTGCAGGTATTCCTATTATAGGTCCAGTTTTAATGGCAGGTGCTCTTGCAGGAGCCACAGCTTTAGGTATAGGAGTTTACAATCGTTTTAAAGGAGATGATGTTGTTTCCCCCGGATATGGTAAACGTACTTTGTTAGCTCCTGAGGGTGCTATTGATTTAAACGATAAAGACACGGTAATAGCCGGTACTAACTTAGGAGGTAAAAACCAATCAGCAAATACCTCATCATCACCTTCAATTAATTTATCTCCGTTAGTTGAACGTATGGTCGCTGTAGAAAACTTACTAGGACAAATCCTAAGCAAAGAAGGCACAGTATATCTTGATGGTAATAAAGTAGGTACAGCTATGGCTATGGGCACTTATAAAACTCAATAAGTTTTAATATTTATAACAAAACCTTAAATTTGCAAATAATGGGAATACTCGATTTATTACTTAACCAGGGATCTAATTTAACACCGTATGATGGTAAAACTCCTAAAGTTAATCCTTTAGCTACTAAAGAATCTAAACTACATGCTGATGGTAGCCAGCCAGGATATTCTTTAGATGGTTCAGCTGCATCTATTGTATCTAACAATTACACAGCATACAATGATGGTTACAATAATGCTTTACCACAACCATCACAATTAGACCTTAACGGAAAAACTCCATCTAAGTATTTAGACAATCCTCCAGGATAATATAAATGCCTTTAGTAGAATTAGTAACCGACTTAAAAAGCCTCAAGTACGGTAAGGATACCCCTGGAGGCGGATATAGTGGTCAACCCTATATCCAGGCTAAGATTCCAGTTGGTTTAGAACCAAAATCTCCTGACTTTATTTTAAGGGGAGGTTACCTAACCGTAGGAGATTCTTTAACAGATATCAAAAGACTAACTAAAATGTTTTTTGATTTAAAGTCTCCTAACGGATTATTTTTTATTGCTAAACAAAACGTTTTATCTAACTCAGCCGCTCGTACTCAAACTAGTGGTATAATGAATGAAGGCATTTATACTCCATTAAATACATTAGCTGAGGCTGGTGTTATAGCTTTTGGAGGTCATTTAAATAAACAAGGGATTAATCCATTTGAACAAACCGGAGCTTATGCTGTAGGGGATGGGTTATATAATTCTGTTGTAAAACCTTCTCAACCACTTGCAGAAAATAGACTAGTTAGTTTATTCGAAGCTATTGATAAAAACGAAGCAATACGTAACTGGAATTTTTCAGGAGTCAATTTAAATGTAGGTGATAATGATATTTTATCATATAGAGGTGGTCCAGGTTCTATATTAGGTGTAGGTACTACTAATATTAGATTCGCTGATAAAAGAACTGGTAATAATAACCCTTTAAAAGTTTCTAACCCAGATTATTTTTATGGTAAAAATCAACAAAGATCTGTTAATGTTAATAACCAACAAGTTGGTGGTTTAAAAGTAGAGCCTTTTAAATCTTGGACTTGGGGAGGACCTACAATTTATACACCTAGTGGTTCTCTTAATTTAGTAAATTTTTTACCAAGTTTTGATCTAAATAAACCACAATCTGGTAGCTTAAGTAAAATACCTAACGGACCCGAAACCTGGACTCCTAAACAAAACAATCCAGATTCTTTAAAATACTTAAAAACTATTGATAGCCCTGATAATACCGGGGTTTCAGGAAAATATACTAGATTAACAGGAGATAGATTAGTTAACAATTACAATCCTGATGGTATACCTTTTGATACTAAATTTTATAATGTATATGAACCCGCAGTTGAAGGTAATACATGGCCCAAAAATACCGATTTAATATACGCTAATAATACTTTTACCTATACTCAAGAAGATCTTATCCAATCTTTTCCTGACCCAGGTAAACTTAATGGTAGTCCTAAAACACAAGATTTTAGAGCGATATTAAGAAATAAATTAGGAGGTTTTAAAAATAAAAATGGTAGAACCTCTAGTGAAGTAGGTGCTACTCCCTTATCCCCAGATTATCAAACTGAAAATATTGAAACTAGAGTTCATCTAGGAGACCCAGGAAAACGTGCTGATAAAGACTATTCAGATTACACTGCAGGTATAGCTTATCAGGGTGCTGTTAAAGCTTTAGATAAAATCACAGCTTTACCAATTTACAGAAGTGATTCTGTAGCTGAAGATTCTGAAACTTACCCAGTAAATGATTTAGTTAAATTTAGAATAGCAGCTATTGATGGTAGTGCTCCTAATTTTAAAACATTTATTCACTTTAGGGCATTTATAGATAGCTTTAGTGATTCATATACTGCTGATTGGACATCTAACAAGTATATGGGTAGAGGGGAAGATTTTTATACTTACAATGGATTTGGTAGAACAATCTCATTATCTTTTACTGTTGCTGCCCAATCAAAGCAGGAACTTATTCCAATGTATCAAAAACTTAACTACTTAGCCTCTAACCTTACCCCAGACTATAGCCCTTCTGGCTATATGAGAGGTCCTTTAGTTCAATTAACTATGGGAGGTTATCTTTATGAGCAAGTAGGATTTATTACAGCTTTAACTTATGATGTTCCTAACGATACAACTTGGGAAATAGGTATTAATACTGAAGGTGGTAGTGATGATACTGTAAAAGAATTACCTCACAGAATAAACGTAAGTAGTTTTAACTTTACCCCAATTCATAATTTTGTACCACAAAAACAAGGTCTTACATTTGCGGATGGTAGAGGTAAAGTTACTGGATTTGGTCAACAAAGATATATCGCCTTGGATAATGGAAATAATACTAACTGGTTTCCTAAAAACCCTACCTTTTAATATAATTAAATGAATAGATATCAGGACATACCCATTATTAAAACTACAGATGGAAAACGAGTATATGCTACATCTCGTTATCCTGAAGCCCCTTTATCTCCTAATGATATCTACGTGTATACTACCCAAGGAGACAGATACGATATTTTAGCTTTAAATTATTATGGTGATTCTTCTTTATGGTGGGTTATAGCAATAGCTAACCCAAATGTAGACTTAATGACACTAGTTATCCCTGAAGGAGCCCAAATCCGCATCCCTAGTAACTTTTCAGGTGTTATAAGCGAATTTAATTTAATTAATCAATTACCGTTATGAACATAGTAGGTGAGGGTATTAACAAAACAATATCTGAACAAATTAAAGTTAGACAAGAAAAATATGGTTTAGGTCTTACTAGTAATAGAGATATTGAAACTATAGAATTCTTTAACTCTAGAACAGCATTTGTTAAATTAATTTCTTCAGTAAATATTGTAACTGACTTTAATCCTAAAAGCGAAGAATTAAAACAAATTCTTAGCCAAATAGGTGATAATAAATTAGCTACTGAATTTGTTTTATTTAATGGTACTTCTACAATAAATCCTGAAACCAATGCTATTACCCAACGTTCAGGAATAGCTAGAACTAACTCAGTTATAAACAATGATGCTTATGGTTTGGGTGGTCTTGAATTTGGTTTAAGACCTATGCCCGGTATTATTTCTATGGAAACTAAAACTGAAAACAGAGGCTCATTAAGAACTTCTACAGTTAGAGTTAAAGCATGGAACCGTGTTCAATTTGAAATTCTTGATATCCTTTACTTACGTTTAGGATATAGTGTTCTATTAGAATTTGGAAATATACTCTATTTCCAAAACGATGGAACTTTAATAAAAAATCGCCCTTGGACTTTACAAAGTGGATTTTTAAAAGGAAGTTATGATGTTGATACTTTACAAGAAGCTATATCAGATCTTAGAATAAAATCTAATGGAAATTATGATGCTGTATTTGGTAAAGTAACTAACTATAGTTGGTCTTTTGAAACTGATGGTTCTTACGACATTACTATAACTATAAAAAGTATAGGTGATGTTATTGAATCTTTAAAATTAAATACCTTAATTGAAGATAAAAGCACAGAAGAAGATGAAGAAGAAGAAGCTACTACTGAAGAACCAACAATTGAATCTTTTAAAGATAAACACCAAATAGGTAGGTTATTTTATAATGCTAAAAAAGCTTTAAGTAAAAATCCTCAATTTAAAAAAGGGTGTAGAGGTTTAGAAACTGATTTATTAAAAGATATTACTTTTGAAAAAACAGGAATTAAACATTTTCTTCAACAAAACTATAATGGAACCGAACCCCAGTACTATATTAGATTAGGTTCTTTATTAGCTTTTATTCAAGAAAAAGTATATCCTAAATACACTAAAGGAGCTGATACTAGAATCCCACTTTTAAAATACGACTATAAAATTGAGGGTAACTTAATTTATACTGTTCTTAACCAGATTAGTATGGACCCTAGAGTGTGTTTAATAAATACTTCTGTAACTGCTACTGATGGCACTTATGTATTCGCTCCTGAAGGAGAAGAATATGTTACTACTATAAGTAATATAAAAATAGGTCAAATTATGAATATATACGTTAATATGTTATATATTCTTAAAACACTTGATGCTAATCTAACCCCAGATAACTCTTCTACTACCATTGATTTTTTAAATTCAATGTTATCTGATGTAAGTAAAGCTTTAGGTTCTATTAATACTTTAGAAGCCTTTAGAGATGAAGATACTAATACAGTAAAAGTAATAGATCAATCTACTATTCCTGGTAAGTATGAGTTAATGAAAGAATTACAAAGGGTTACTCCTGAAGAAATTAACCCTATTAATCTATATGGATATGTTAATGGTGGAAGTAACTTTGTTAGAAATTTTGGGATTAAAACCGAAATTACTCCTAATTTAGCTACTACTATAGCTATTGGAGCCCAAGCTGCAGGTACTGTAGTAGGAGAAGATTCTACAGCTTTATCTAAATTAAACTTAGGATTAGAAGATAGAATTAAAAATACTATAGAGGATGCCGTTACTGAAACCACTGAAGAAAAATCTAAAGAAGAAGAATTAAACGATCGTTTCCCTAATGCTAACAAAAACTTTTCAGAAGCTGTTTTTGAATTAGGTGTTAAATCTTCAAGCAATTCTGTTCCTACTTTTAATGAAGAATCTATAGATTCATATTCACAAGTTCAAGCTACTTTTTTATCGTATGTTAATGCTAAAACCGCATTAAAATCTAAAAAAGCATCATCTACTATAGGATTCCTCCCAGTTAATTTAAATTTAACATTAGATGGAATTTCTGGTTTAAAAATATACAATGCTTTAAATGTAGATACTAGATTTTTACCTTCTAACTATCCTGAAACTATGGATTTTATTATAGTAGGATTAAGTCATAAAGTAGAAAATAATGACTGGACTACTAGCATTGAAACTAATATGGTTCCTAAAGATCCAAGCCAAGGAGAGGGCAATTCACCTAGTAGTAAAGCTAACCCTAATCAATCAGGAAATCAATCAAGCAATTCTGGCAATTCTGGAGGTAGATCGGGAGGTAGTTCTCCAAATGTAGCTTATTTCCAATCTAATGTTCCTGAAGCTGAAGCTAAACTTAGAGCTAGATTAACTCGTATTTTAGATGATGGAACTCAAACTTTAGGATTATTAACTATATTAGCTGAAGACGGAGTAACTGAATTATATACTGTAGCTACTGTAGAACTCCCATTTAAAAATAATGAAAATGGAGCCAGTTGTGTTCCTACTGGAACCTATTTAGTAAACAGTAGACAAAACGTTAAATACGGTAAACATTTCTGGTTAGTAGGCTCGGCGGCCGGAAACTGGAAGAGAATCCCTGGCAATAATAATTCTGATAGAACTTGGGTATTAATCCATAAAGCCCCTAAAGCCCCTGGATGGTTACAAGGTTGTATAGGTCCTGGCCCTAAATTTAACTTTAAAAATAAAAACGCTCAAGGAAATCCTAATGGTATAGGATCAGCATATTTAGACCCAGCTGAAAGCGAATCCCAAAAAACTTTAGGCAGAATAGTAAATACTTTATTCAATACAGGTGGTTTTAAAATGACTATAGTAAACGGAAGAACTAATTTACCTACTAGTATAGATGATCCTGGGTTAGCAAATCTTAAAGAAAAATATCCTAAAATATTCTCTTAATTATGTATTATCCTAAATCCCAAATAAAAACTAATTTATTTACCAATGGGGATGAATATTTTCTCTCTACAACTGGAGAATCCTATAAGGGATATTACTACAAAACTTCCACAGGACAAGTCTTTAGTGGCAAAACCCCAGATGATAGACCTAATATTCTTTTAGAATCAATTAGTTCTACAGAATGGGATTTAACCGTAGCTACAGAAAATGGAAGAAATTTTCAACAACGAGCTGATAATTTTGATGGTTTAGTTTATAATAATGAACAACAAAAACCAGAAATAGTAAATACTTATTTATCTTTAAAACCTGAAAATTTAAATATTATAATTCCTTATTATGTTCCTTCAAAACCAACAGAACAAGAATATCAAATAGGGGAATTTAGAAGATATTTTTGTAAAAAAGTTAATGAAATTATTTATATTGAAATTAATAAAACTCAATATGATTTGCTAGTTATTAAAGATCCTAGTATATTATGGCAGTTATATTTTCCATTTAATTTACCTTGGCAATTAACTGGAACCCAAGAACAAGTAGCTCGTACTAATAAAAATATAGTAGATTTAACCTCTGTAAGACTTCAATTACCTAAATTTGGAGATTATCTAAATAATAATTATCTTAAGTACTACAGATAAAAATGTACTTAAGTGTTTTGGTTAATAGAAAATAAGAGTCAATTAGACGAGTTTTGTCACAAGGGTTTTAAAGAAGCATTTGTGGAGATAATCCCATACTCTCCCTTCATACACCCAACTCAAAACTCGATTTGTGCTATTTACGTTCGTCCTACCCGAGATGTAAAAGGATATATGCTTCCTATTTTTCATACCGAGGTACAAGAAAATCTATTTGAAGATCAAGTTTACCGCTTACTTAAGGGATTAGATAAAATTTACTGCCGAGACAAAAAGGAATTTCTACACTATTTTCCTTTTAAGCAGCTTATTGACATTACCCTAACCTCCCCTACGTATATACAACCTACCCAAGCACACGAGTTTATATACAAGAAATACTCTAGCAGACCGGATGTAAACATACTTGTTCCTATTGTTAAACATTATGAGTATTGCGAATCTATTTTTGAGGAGCTAGAGCATCTAATAGGACAACCTGTTAACGAGTTTTATAACCACAAAGCAAGTTGGATGTTCTATGCCATTGAACAAACGGGACTTACCGTTGATATACCGCTTTATGAGCAATACTTTGAGCAGGACACGGAGGGTGTAGTTTATACTCAATACAATTTTAAAACGCTTACTTCACGCCCGTCAAACAACTTTAATGGAATAAACTATGCAGCACTTAATAAAGAGAATGGGTGTAGGAAAGCTTTTATCGCGCGTAATTCTTCGCTTGTTGAGTTCGACATTAGCGCTTACCATCCTACTTTATTGGCTAAGTTGGTTGGTTATGATTTTGGTAATGAGGACATTTATAGTCACTTTGCAGATGTTTATAAGTTGGATAGAAAAGATGCGAAAATCTTAACTTTACAACAGCTATATGGAGGAATTTTACCAAAATATCAAGAGCTTGAATTCTTTGGTAAAGTAAAAACCTATGTAGAAAATTTATGGGATGAATTTCAACATCAGGGTTTTATTGAATGTCCTATATCCGGCTTTAAATTTTATAGAGATAAGCTGGAAAACATGAACCCACAAAAACTTTTGAATTATTTGATTCAAAACTTGGAAACCTCATACAATGTTAATATATTGTGGGAAGTATTTAAGATAATAAAAAATAAAAAAACAAAATTAGTACTATATACTTATGATTCGTTTTTGTTTGATTGGAGCGACGATGAGCGCGAGGTTTTAACAGACATTCAAAAAGTATTTAAGAAATACAAACTTAATATAAAAGTTGCACATGGAATCAGTTATGACTTTAGACCTACCGTATGATATTTATGGGACAGACAATCCCGTAAACTTCACAGATTTGAATAATAAGTTATTTTGTACATTTACTACGTTAGATGGTGTAAATGATTTGGTAGACTCTATCCAAAGGAGTTATACTGTGATGTACAATAAGATATTTGTGCTAGAGGTTAAAAATAACAATGAGTACGTTTTAACGTATAACATTGAAATGGCTAATATAGCTAGCATCCCAGAAAACACGATTTTGGTTCATCGTAAAAAAGAATCAAACACACTTTACACAATTAACGCCCTAAACGAGCTTATTAAAAGCTTAAATGGTGGGGTGGTAGATACACGTTTCCAGATCGACTGGCAACACTATAAAAACACCATTTTGCTCACTCAGCAAAACGAGCTAAAGCAGCTAAGAACTAAGATTTACGAGATTATCGAACTTTAACTTGGCTACCCAAAATCAGTTTTGTACATTCAGTTATTAATCAAATAAGTTATAAAAAATGGATTTAGAAGCAATCAAATCGCGTTTGAACGCAATGCAAAAAACCTCAAATGGTAACGGAGGCGAGCGCGCCTCTCTATTCTGGAAGCCCACAGTAGGCAAACAGACAGTTCGTGTTGTACCTTCAAAGTACAACCCCTCAATGCCCTTTAGTGAAATTTTCTTTCACTATGGTATTGATAAGCCTGTAATGGTATCTCCTATCAACTGGGGAGATAAAGACCCAATTGTTGAGTTCGCAGCTCAATTGAAAAAGACCAACGATAAGGAAAACTGGAAGTTGGCTAAAAAAATCGAACCAAAAGCTCGTTACTTTGCCCCAGTAATTGTACGTGGTGAAGAAGACAAAGGTGTTCGTTTGTGGCAGTTCGGTAAAGAAATTTACGAGACGTTCTTGCAAATGGCAGTTGACGAGGAAGTTGGTGATTACACTGACGTAATGGAAGGTCGCGATATCAAATTAACCACTGTAGGTCCAGAATCAACTGGTACCCCTTACAACAAAACCACTATTGCTCCTTCAATGAAGAATAGCCCGTTGGGTGAAGCTGAGCAAATCCGTTTGTGGAAAGAAAATCAACCAAATCCTAAAGATTTGTTTAAGCCATTTAGCTTTGACGAGATGAAGATCGCTCTTCAAAACTGGTTGAACCCACAAGCTGAAGAAGGTGAAATCATTGATGACGAGAAGGAAATAGAAGAAGCACCTAAAACAAACTACTCAGTTAACACTTCAACTGCAGCTGTAAAGCAAAGCAAGCTTGATAAGTTTGATAGTTTGTTTGAAGAAGAATCTGACGATCTGCCCTTCTAATCATGGCTAAAAAACGTAGTGAATCACTTTCAGCAGCAGTGTCTGCTGAGATCAAGGCTGGATTCAGTCTTGATAAATTTAAGGATAAAAAGGGACTATCTGGTTCGGTTAAATTTAAACCCCAACAATGGGTCCCCCTTTCACCAGCATTTCAGGAAGTAACAAGTGTGCCCGGTATTCCTACCGGCCACATTGTTCTTCTTCGAGGCCACAGTGATACAGGTAAAACTACTGCGCTTATTGAAGCAGCAGTTAATGCCCAAAAAGCAGGTATTCTACCGGTGTTTATCATCACCGAGATGAAATGGAACTGGGAACATGCCACCCAAATGGGGCTCCAGATGGAGGAAGTGTGGGACGAAGAAACTGGCGAACTAATCGATTATAAAGGTTTTTTCCTGTATGCCGACCGCGAGACTATCCACACTATCGAGGATGTAGCAGCTTTCATTTTGGATTTGCTTGATGAGCAGAAAAAAGGTAACCTACCATATGATTTGATGTTCTTGTGGGACTCAATCGGTTCAGTACCTTGTGAGTTGTCTGTTACCTCTAAAAAGAATAACAACGAATGGAACGCAGGTGCTATGAGCACTCAGTTTGGTAATGGTGTAAACCAGAAAATTACATTGTCGCGTAAAGAGTCTTCAAAATACACAAACACACTTGTTGCAATCAACAAAGTATGGACTGCAAAACCTGAAATGCCTATGGGTCAACCTAAGTTGATGAACAAAGGTGGTTTTGCGATGTGGTTTGATGCTACATTTGTAGTTACTTTTGGTAATATCGCAAACGCTGGTACAAACAAGATTAAAGCAATCAAGGATGGTAAGCAAGTAGAATTTGCTAAACGTACTAATATCCAGATTGATAAAAACCACATTAACGGAATTACTACAAAAGGTAAAATCATCATGACACCTCACGGATTCATTGATGATACAGATAAAGCCCTTAAAGAATATAAGGACTCGCACGCCAAAGAATGGAGTAAAATTCTTGGTGGAGGAGATTTTGCTATCGTAGAGGAAGTTGATACCTTCGAGCCAGCAGAAACATACGTACAAGAACCGGAATAAGATGGATACAAAAGATTTACTAGCACTCCTTAATAATGTTGTTGAGGAGAATGAGACAGAATCCCTTAATAAGCACGACCGCGTTCTTTTAATTGATGGACTAAATCTATTTTTCCGTAACTTTGCAATGCTGAATTTCGTCAATGAAGACGGGGTTCACGTGGGTGGTTTAGGTGGATTTCTTCGCTCATTAGGCACTTTAGTAAATCGAATTAATCCAACTTCGGTTTATGTAGTATTCGACGGAGTTGGTTCTACGGTTAACCGTAAGAACCTTCTCCCCGAATACAAATCTAATCGTAATTTAACTCGAATTACAAACTGGGATATTTTTGAAAATCTAGATGACGAGCACGCGGCCAAAATTGACCAAATTGTGCGTTTAATCCATTATTTACAGTGCTTACCTGTTAAGACCGTGTCACTGGATAAAGTAGAAGCTGATGACATTATAGCGCATTTAGCAACTAAATTAGCTAATGATTATGGTTCAAAGGTATTCATAGTCTCCAGTGATAAGGACTTTATCCAACTTGTAAACGAAGATATTATTGTATATCGCCCAATCGAAAAAGATTACTACACAACAGATACCGTAGTAGAAAAATTCGGTATACCTGCTACAAACTTTATTTTGTATAAAGTGCTTATGGGAGATAATTCCGATAAAGTAGCAGGTGTAAAAGGATTGGGTGAGAAAAAATTACTCAAGTTATTTCCTGAATTAGCAGAGCGTACTTTGACTCTTGATGATATTTTTGAAATTAGCGAAGCTAAACTTAAACAAAATGTCATTTATGCTCGAGTATTGGATGCTCAGGACCAGCTTGAAAAAAATTATAAGATTATGAACTTGCATAATCCAATGTTAGATGATATTGAAAAAGAATTTCTTGATGCTCTTATCGAGTATCCGTTACCTGAACTTGACGTTGTAGAATTTCTTAAGTATTATCACGAGGATGGTTTGAAGCACTTAATCAAAAATATTGATTACTGGATTCAATCCACATTTAAAGATTTAATTAGTTATAGTAAATAAGTTATATGACACTTACAAATATTAATCAATACGGGCCTGGCTTTCAGGTTAAAGTATTAGCTGCGCTTTTGAGCCATAAAGAATTCCTGATTAATATCCATGATATTATTAGTGAAGAATACTTTGAATCGCAAGCACATAAGTGGTTAATTAAAGAAATTTTAAAATATTACGATAAGTACCATACAACACCTTCACTTGAGGTACTAAAAGTAGAATATAAAAAAGTACAAAATGAAGTTCTACAAATTGCTATTAAAGAACAACTTCGCGAAGCATATAAAGAATCAGATGATTTGGCTTATGTTGAAGAAGAATTTTCTGCGTTTTGTAAAAACCAGATGCTTAAAAAAGCGTTGTTGCAGTCAGTAGATTTACTACAAGCCGGAGACTATGATTCAATTAAATTTATGATTGAATCAGCAATGAAAGCTGGTCAAGATAAAAACTTAGGTCATGAATACAATAAAGACATTGAAACACGTTATCGTGAAGAACACCGAATCACTATCCCAACTCCTTGGATTGAATTCAACAATCTACTTCAGGGGGGTCTCGGAAATGGAGATTTTGGTCTTATATTTGGTAATCCAGGAGGTGGTAAGTCTTGGGCGTTAATTGCTCTAGGAGGTCATGCTGTTAAAATGGGTTATAATGTAATCCACTATACTTTGGAACTAGGTGAAGATTATGTTGGACGTCGATATGACGCTTTCTTTACAAATATCCCAGTAAACGTAATTACAGCTAATAAAACCAAAGTAGAAGAGGTAATGGGTAAACTACCAGGTAATCTAATTATCAAAGAATACGCGCCAGGTAAAGCATCCATATCTACGCTTGAATCTCATATTCAAAAATGTATTGATCTTGACTTTAAACCTGACTTGATTATTATTGACTATGTAGACCTTCTTCGCTCAAAGAAGTCAAATCGCGAACGTAAAGAAGAGATTGATGATATTTATGTTGGCACTAAAGGATTAGCTCGCGGGCTAAACATCCCAGTTTGGAGCGTCTCTCAGGTTAACCGCGCCGGTGCCAAAGACGACATTATTGAGGGTGATAAGGCCGCCGGTTCTTATGATAAAATCATGATTACCGACTTCGCAGCGTCTTTGAGTCGCAAAAGACAAGATAAGGTTAACGGCACAGGTAGATGGCATATTATGAAAAATAGGTACGGAATGGATGGACTTACTTACGGCGCGAAGATAGACACATCAACAGGTCATTTTGAAATGATCTCCGATGCCGAACTTGAGGAAATTACCCCTGCTGAAACCAAATCTAGTTTTGGACAAGTCTCAGATTCTGAAAAAGAACAACTGCGACAACACCACAACTTTTTCCTAAATAATTAATAAACTTTTACAATGGCAAAGAAATCAAATCTGTTGCATGAGAGGATTGTCTACAAACCTTTCGAATACCCACAAGCTTACGAATATTGGCTTTCTCAACAGCAAGCACACTGGTTACACACTGAAGTTCCAATGATGTCTGATTTGAATGACTGGAAGCAGAATTTAAGTGAAACAGAAAAAAACATTATTGGTTCAATCCTAAAAGGATTTGCCCAAACAGAAACTATTGTAAATGATTATTGGTCAGGATTAGTAACAAAATGGTTCCGTAAACCAGAAGTTATCATGATGGCGACTACCTTTGGTAGTATGGAAACTATTCACGCTGAAGCTTACTCTTTATTAAATGAAACACTTGGACTTGATGACTTCTCAGAATTCCTTGAGGATGAGACTACAATGGCAAAAATTGAAAATCTTATGCTTGTTAGGGATAGTTTTGATGGCGAAAAAGATCTCCACGAAATTGCCAAATCATTGGCTATATTCTCAGCCTTTACCGAGGGCGTTAACTTATTCTCTTCATTCGCCGTACTACTCTCTTTCAAAATGCGAAACAAGCTTAAGGGAGTGGGTCAAATTGTTGAATGGTCTATTAGAGACGAGTCGATGCACTCAGAAGCAGGATG